GGCATCGACATCGACCGCCGGCGCGCCGAGCGGATCGCGCGGACCGAGGTGCCGAACGCGCTCCGCCAGGCTCGCATGGACGAGACTCAGCAGGCGCAGCAGGAGTTGGGCTTGCGGATCAAGCTCATGCACATGTCCGCCCTATCCCCGACGACTCGACCAACGCACCGGGCGCGGCATGCCCACCTCTATTCCGTGCAGCAGCAACGGGATTGGTGGGCGACGAAGCCGAACTCGATCAACTGCAAGTGCTCGACGGTCGAGGTGCTGGTCGACGATAAGGGAAATCCGCTGACGCCTGGGGTTGTCTCTAGGGCTCGGCGAATGCTGGATGCCAGCCCAGCCTAATCCGAAGGAGCCACTCCGGCCAGGACCAACCCGCTTTTGCCGTCCTGGCGGATCTCCTTGCACGCCGTCTGCGAGGGATCCCTCCACACGGCCGTCCCTTCCGAGCCGCAATTATCGGCAGCAACGCCCCTGGCGCAGGTCTCGCACGCTGCGCGGACTACCATCGCCAGGCCCTCGCTCGTTTTCAGTAGGTACAGCCGCTTCATCGCCTATGCCTTTGAGGGATCAGCATGCCCACCGCGCTGCTGCGCTTAATCAGCGGGCCCAGGGCGTACCTGACCGCATCCCAGTAGTGGTTGTGTGCATCCACGACGTCCGTCAGCACGTCGCCAGTCTGGCGGTCCACCTTGTAGCTGTAGATCCGAGCTTCGCTCAGGGTGGCAGTGCACCGCGAATGGATGACGATTTCCTTGTAGCTGCGCAGATGAGCAATACCGTCCTCCACGCTGCCCTGCCATTTCTCGACGCCATCGATGCGCGGCAGGTTGGCGCGCTTGCCATCCCTGCCCTTGCTTTTGACATGGCTGATCGTCTCCGGCCTGGCCGAGTCGGCGCGCACTGCATGGCGCTCGATATCAGGCAATCGTTTGATCATGAACTCAGCGATGTCGTCATTCTCCAGCCCGACCTTGCCGGCTTCGTACTCAATCCAGAGCCGGCTGTCATGAATCCAGCACTTGACGCCCGCCGTCGGGTCTTGGCTGAAACCCCAGTCAATGCCGAAATACGGCCCATCCCAGTTCTTCTGCGGCTCGAACTCGGCCAATCGGTATTTTCCGGCCAGGATCTGCGCGTCGCTGTTCTCGCGGTAGGCGCCGTCCCAGATCCAGGCATAGGTCTGGTCGTCCAGGGTATCCCGATCATTCAAGCGCTCCTGCTCGAGCACTGTGGGGAACCACGGGTTGTCCGTGTAGTTCAGCTCGACGATCTTCGCGCCGGCCGGCATGTTCTTCCGGAAGCGCTGATCGGTCGGGCTTCCATCCTTCTCCGGGTTCCAGGTGACCCAAATCTCGGAATTGGTCTCCCGCACCGTCGGCAACAACTTCTGCCAGGCTATCTCGCTGACGTTCTCGGCCTCGTCGACCCAGGCGATCAGGATGCGGGCCTTGGACTTGATGCTGTCCAGGTTGTGGCGCAGGCCGGAAAACACATAGGAAACCCGGCGGTTCTTCGTCCGGATGTACTTCTCGCCGACATCGAAATAGGCATCTAGCCACGGCACCGAGCGAATCGCTTGCTTGATCTCCTCCATCGAGGACTCTTCAAGCGAGTTCATGTATTCCCGGGCGCTGAGGATCACTCCTGATACACCGGCCTCGGCGAACATGTAGGCCCGCACCGCCGTCATCAGCGCAAAGCTTCTGGTCTTGGCCGACCCGCGACCACCATGCGCCCCTCTGTACCGGGCTGGACCACTGAAAACAGGGATCAGCTTCGGTG